CACAATCGCAACTTGAAGAAATTCAAAGCGAAATCTATGCGGACTGGGGTACATTCCGTGAGAGAGATATTTTTATATCTGAAAACCACAAATCAGGAACGGAAGTTTACGAAAGTAAAGTTACCGTAAACATGAAAGCAGCTTCGACTTCAGCAGTTTCTGCGGATGGCACAGCTACTTATCAAGTTGATAGAACGCCTGTTACAAACGTAAGAGTTGAATTCTCTGACGTTGTTGACGAATCTACTTTGTTGGATACACGTTTCGAGAAATCAATGGCTGGTGGTGCGTTTAACTTAGTATCAAGCGAATTTGATAATAAAGTTTTACAATTTATTACACCAGCAATTTCTGCTAAAATGGAAAGCGCTTTGTGGGATGGGGCTACTACTGCTCAAAAAGCTGCTATTGCTGCATTAACTCCGGGCGCCGCTCAGGGTTCAATTTCAGCAGGTGCGCAGACTTTAGCTGCTGCAATGCCTACAAACTTGTTTAACTCTTTGCCAGCTACTATTTTGTACAATGCATCACAATCAAAAGCTGTTCCGGGTGCTGGTTTAGGTGACTACAAAAAAGTATTAACTATTTCAGCTATCACTTCAGCTACAATCGCTGCTGAATATGGTAAATTGTACACTGCATTAGACCCTTTAGTATTGGCAGACCCTGCAAATCCGCCTGTTATTTATGCGCCTTTAGCACACAGACAATTTATGAGAACTGCTAATAACAGCGTTGGTGCTTCATCTAACAAAAACTTTGATTTTGCTGATAATACTTTACAGTCTAAAGTTTACTTTCAAGGTATCGAAGTTAAATTTAAACCTTTAGTAGGTTTTATGATTTGCGCTGACCCTCGTTACTTAAAATTACTTATGGATTTAATGGGTGACTTATCATCTTTAAATACAGGACAAGTAGCAAACGGAGCGTTACAAATGTGGTACAAAAACGTACAATCAGTTGCAACTTGGGTAACTAATCAAAGATACATCACTCTTTACGGAGGTTAGTATTTTATAAAAAACTAAATTATGGGATTGACAAAATCACGTTTAATTAGCCGAAAAGCCCCTATGAAAGGGGTTAAGGCTATTGGTTTAGCACCTTTTTTGGCAAGCGACCCAGTTGTAAATACAGCCACAGGAGTTCTTATACTTCCTGTTTCTATGACGACAGCGCCATGTATCGCAAGAGTTGAGGTTAAGGCTACTGGTAATAACATAGTTGAAACAGGGACGTTTGACGAAGCTACAAGAACAAATGAATATGTCGGAGTTAATACTTTTTTCGTTGCTGGAAACGATGATGAATTAAGAAAAGAAATTCAAACAGACTCAGGATATTTAAAAACTGTTTTTATTGAAGATTATAACGGTAAAATATACGTTTTAGGCTCTAAAAACGGATGTGATATCATGACGATTGTAGGTGGTTCCGATACTCAAGGATTCACAATTACAATCAACTCGAAAGAAGCTGAATTGATGTATGTTTTAACAGCACCAGCGGTTTCTGATTACCAAGATGCTCTTTTAGCTATTGCATAATACATTTTGAATTAATTTTAATTAACCCTCCTTAATTTAGGGAGGGTTTTTATTTAAAAAAATGGATATTCTAAAACAAAATACTTCACCTACTTTTGAAATCGTGCCAAGAAAAACACTTGATGTTTTTTTAGATTATAAGTTTAAGATAATTAACGAAACAGCAAATAAAACACAGGAAGTTTTAGCAAGCGTTTCTGAATTACCAAATGAAAATTATCAGGTGCTTTTAGCTTCTTTTCCAAATGGTAAAATTGGCGAAAAATTATCTTATAAATTAGTTGAAAACTTAACGGATGAAATCGTATATTTAGGGAAAATAATTATTGTTTCGGAAAATGAAAATATACAAGATTATTCAAAAATTACTAATAATAAATTTTACAAATGAAAATAGAACATTTTGAATTTTCTGCATACGAAACTGGAATCACAAAGCCAGCGGTAGGAACACATTATACGTTAAATGGCGTTGATAATTTAAACTTTAAAAAGTATCAAGACGCATTTGATGACAGCCCTACAAATGCTTTTATAATTAAAACAATAGTTAACTATATTGTAGGTAAAGGGCTTGAAGATAAAAAAGGATTAATTAACCCTCACGATTATATTTCTAAATCAGATTTACGTTTAATTTGTCATGATTTTAAATTAGCAGGTTCGGCTTTCCCACAGATAATAAACTTTCAAAATAAACCAATAAAAATAAAACATACTCCTGTTTCGCAAATAGGATTGAATATTGATATTGACCCTAAAAGTAGGGAATACATGGAAGTGAATGGATATTGGTATTGCTGGGATTATTCAAGAAAATATCAATTTCCACCTAAATTTTACCCAATGTTTTGTGATAGCATAGGAATTGAAATAATGCATATTAAACAGTTAAGTTCAGAACCTTATTTCCCTTTTCCTGATTGGTTTTCGGGCTTAAAAAGTGCTAAAATCGAAAGCGCTTTAATTGATGACGCTGTCAATCATGTTACACGTGGTTTTCAAGGTAAGACAATCATAAACGTTAATAACGGAGGTATGATGTCAGACGATGAAAAAGAAGCTTTAAAAACTAAAATTAAAGATGGATGGACTGGTACTGAAAATTCTGACGGGGTTACTATATCTGTAAACGATTCAGCGGAAGAAGCAATAGTAGTTGACACGATTGAACCAAGAGGGCGCAATGAGCAATTTGTGACTTATGACGAAACGGCAGAGATTAAATTGATGGCAGCTCATTCAGCTATGAATATATTATTTCAAAGACCCGGTTCAAGTGGTTTTTCAAATAATGCGGATGAAATTGCAACAGCAACAGACTCTCTTTATTTAGGAGTTATAAATCCTATGCGTGAAATAATATTAGATGCTTTAAATTTAATATTTAAAAAAATAGAGCCAAATTGCGATATTGATTTTGTAAATTTCGGACAAGAAAAAGCAATTGTTTCGGACGTTACAGATGAAAACGTAGTAGTCGATGACGTAACAGGAAATGCACAAGCACAATTAAAAGGAAGTGTTGGAGGTGTTCAATCATTACTTGAAGTTCAGTCTTCTTACGCGGCAGGAACTACGACTTATGAAAGTGCAATCGCTATTTTAGATTTAATTTTTGGATTTAACCGTGAGCAGGCAATTAGATTATTAGGTAAGCCAGAGAAAATAGAACCAATAAAACCACTTACAAATGATTAAACTACTAATATCAATAGATGATATCGCAAGATTAAGCGGTTTTGATGGAAATATAGATAACGATACTATAAATCCATTTATATTTATGGCTCAAAATAGCGAAATTAAGCGTATTTTAGGCAATGATTTATATACTAAAATAGTTTCTGACTATGAAAATGAAGTTTTAGCAGGTGATTATTTGACAATTTATAACGATTATGTTGCTACTATTTTAGCTTATTTTACTTGTAGTTTTTATCTTCAATTAGGAGTGCCTAAAGTTTCACAAAATGGAGTTTATTTAGTTACACCAGAAAAAACAGAGCAAATTTTTGATGATAAAACTAATAAAATGGCTGATAAATACGAAAAATTAGCAATTGGTTTAGAAAATAAATTGATAGAATATTTAAATTCATTAAATTTGCCTGAATGGATAAGTCCAGACCAAACAAAAGCGAAATCTTCATTTAACTGGATGAGACCATGAGCCAAATAATTCACGATATATCGAGTCCAAATGATAATTTAGGCGATGCTTTAAGAACTGCATTTGGAAATCAAAATACCATGAATACAGAATTGTATAATGGTAAAGTTGATAAAATTGCAGGTAAAGGATTATCGAGCAATGATTATACGGATGCTGAAAAATTAAAACTTGAAAATTTACAAGATGGTGCTGAAAAAAACGTACAATCTGATTTTTTGCAAGAAGATGATACACAAGACGACTATATAAAAAACAAACCTCTTGCAATAATATCGTTAATTTATACAAAAAGATTTACAGGATTAGGACAAGATTATGTATTACCAACTAATGCAATTGCGATAGATGCATATGTTGACGGGTATATTCAATATATAGAACAGTCAGGCTTTGAAGCTGATTTAAACACTTTCACGCAGACAGAAGATACAGTTACTTTTAAAATGACAATTGAAAATGACTCGCAAATTTTAATTAAATATTACATATGAAAAAATTAATTTTATTTTTATTTTTAGTTCCTTTTTTAATGTTGGCACAAAACCCAACTAATTTTCCTTATGGAATTAAGAACCCTGCTGCGGCTACTAATACAACACCTACTTATATTACAACCACAAGTACAACGGGATTGCAAGAAAAAATTCCAAGCGCATATATAGAAAAAACAGCTAACAAAACAAGTACAATTTCAGGATATTCCGAAACATTATATCCTAACGAAAAAGCTTCACACGATGCTTTAGACTTAAAACTTAATATTTCAGATTTACCGACTAATTTAACGCTTTACCCAACTACAACCACTTCAGATGTAAGCGGTTACGTTGTTATGGTAAAGGATATTCACGATGTAAGATATAACACAACTGCAGTCGATGTAAGTACACCAACAATAACAACTACCGACCAATTAGTATCGCAAAGGATTTCAGATGCTGGAATTTTAATAGGACAACCGGGCGTATTTAATATCACTACTTTTGGAAATATTAGACATTTAAGCGGTTCGGGTTCAGCAACTTTTTATTTTAAAGTATTTCATAGAGATAGTGCAGGAGTTGAAACGTTAATTTGTACATCGAGTATTTCTAATCCGGTAACAGATGGAGGTTATTCTGAATTTACAGCTTCTGGAGTTTGGGATGATGGCGATTTTGTAGCAAGCGATAGAATTGTTATTAAGTCTTATGCCAATAGAATTGCAGGAGGTTCAGACCCTGTTTACCAATTTCAATTCGGTGGAACTTCACCTGTTAGAACACTTTTGCCCGTACCTTTTTCGGTTGTGGATGCTGGGTATGAATTGAGAGCTAACAAACAAAACGACTTAACCCCCGATGGCACAGGGACTAATTACCCAACGGTTGATGCGGTTAATGCTGGTTTACCTGTAAATTATTCTAAAATAGTTTATGTAAATGCAACGTCACCAATAACAGCTACCATTTTTGACACTGAAAATCCACCTGTTACGAATGATAATTTATTGAAAAATGATGTTGCAAATTTATATATTGGAACTGATGCGAGTACTTGGGTGTATAATTCGACTACTTATGTTACTAAAACAGTAACAGCAACAAGTTCTAATTTCTATTTAGCAGGTACAACGACTGACGCTGGAAATACTAAGACTGGTTCGATTACTCGCTCTGGTCCAGTCACTCTTACAGGACCATTAAATATTTTAAATTTAAAAATATCTTCTACACCTGTTACTTCTGTAGGTTCACCTGATATTTTAACAAGAAACCCAAGTACTACTGCTTTGGAAAAAAAGTTGGTTAGTGATTTTTTACAAACGACAGGAAATCAAAATTTTACTGGATATAAGACAGGAACTTCCACTACTTCTATTCCATCAGGAATTACTTTAGTAAATGAAAATAATTTTACGGGAGCGACAGTGGCTAATTTTACAAATTCAGCAACAGCAAGTACAAATAGCACAAGTGCCTTATTAGTTAGTAATGATAATACCGGGAGTGCTGCTTCTGCAATTCAAGTAAGAAATAACTCTACTGGCTTAGGATTTTTTCTAAAAAATCTATCAAGTGGTGTAGGTACTTATTTTGAAAACTGGAGTTCTGGAGTCGGATTTCAATATGATTCAAGAACTGGCTCAACTGGCGATTTAATTAGGTTTACTAAAAACACAGCTACAACAACAAGTATAAACCACTTAGGAGAGATTAACACAATGACTCCTACTGTTTCAACACAAGTTGCAACTAAGGGATATACAGACGCAAAAATTACCCAAACAATAACCAACGGAGTAACTGATAAGTCACCAAGTGAAGACGCTGTTTACGATGCTATTGATGGAGTTGTAAAGACTATTATTTCAGATACACCAACAAGTACGTTAACAGGAACTGTTACGGAAACATTAATGCACACTTACACTATTGTAGGAGGTAAATTGCCAGCTTCATGTATGCCTAATTTAAAGATTAGATGCGGAAAGACTGGAAGCGCTGGTACTTGCACAATTAGAATAAAAGTGAATAATGTTAATGATTTTGCCACTTCCAGTACTGTGGCATTATATGTTGGGGCTTCAAACGTAATGAACTTTATAGCTGTAAGAAATCCAACTTTATCATCTGGGGTTATGATAAATCACAATAAAGATACTAGTATTTTATCGGACGAATTGACAGCGAGTACTGCTGCTTTTACAAGCACAACGTATGACCCAAGCGTTACGCAATATTGGTTCGTTTCGTTACAAAATTCTAACGCAGGAGACACAACAAGAGTGAATTCAATAAAAATGGTAAATTAAAAATCATGATATACACAATTTTAAATAAAGAGGGAAAAGAGTTATACGCTACTCAAGATATAACTAACTTGAAAGAAAACGAAATAGCAGTTGAACAACTTAGAAAAGTTGAAATGGATAACCCATACTTTGACTTTGAAACAAAAGAATTTTATAATAAACTTTAAATAAATAAATATGAAAACAAGTAATTTTTTAAGCCTTAATTGGTTGGATTTAGGCAAAGCAGTTTTAATGGTTGTAATAGTAGCAGTTTTAAATTGGCTACAAGAAACGCTTATACCTTCTTTAAACATTAGTTCAGAGATAAAAGTTTTAATTGTAACTGCAATAGGTTACTTAATAAAAAACTTTTTTACTCCGACATCCAAAAAGATTGATACATTCGCTGAAGTAGATAATGTAGGTTTGCCAAAACCTAAAAAAACATAATGAAAATTTTTAGTAAAATACTCAATTACTTGCCTGTTATAATAGTGGGTAATTGGGTATTTTGTTTTTTGTTTTTAAAAGACATTCAATTTTATAATGAAAACTATTTTACGTTTGATTTAATCGACACGTTCATGTGTGCTATTGCTTTACTACATTATTTCTTTTGCCCTATAAAAAATAATGTGTATTTAATAAGATGTATAATTGCAATTATATTCTTAAATAGCATATACGAATTATTAAACGAACAACTTTATTTTTCGTTATATTTGTTAATAATTACCTCCCAAATTTTTGATTATGCATTTAATAAAATATCTATTCAACACGTTAAATTATAGTTTCTATTGTTTATACTCTTTTACCTTAATTGACGTTGTAAAAAAGCTTACATTTGGAGAGTTTTATTTATCAAATGCAACTAATTTCGTTCAGTTTTTATTGACTTTAATAGGGGTATTTTTTGCTTATTATAAATTAAGAACTTACATAAGAGATTCTAAAATAAGAAGTGAAATATTAGAACAAGAATTACAAGAAAAAAAAAATGCGAATTTTTACAAAAAATGGCATCATGAATTTATAGAAGATAAGACAAATGAAAAAAATATCTAAATCAGGGATTGAATTATTAGCAGAATTAGAGGGCTTGAGATTAAAACCTTATCTATGTCCTGCTGGTATTCCTACTGTCGGATTAGGAAATACTTTCTATGAAGATGGCATAAAGGTAACCATGAAAGATAAAGCTATCACAAAAGAGCAAGCATATCATTTGTTTTTCTTAATAGCTACTAAATTTGAAAAGACATTAAACGAAAATTTACCATCAAATATTAATCAAAATCAATTTGATGCTTTATTTTGTTTTTGCTATAATGTAGGGCAAGGCGCATTTAAAAAAAGTACTTTATTAAGAGTTATAAAATTAAATCATAACGATAAAATAAGTATTACAAATGCTTTTTTAATGTGGAAAGGCAAAAATAATCTGTTGCTATCCAGACGAAATAAAGAAATTAAAAGGTACTTTTTATGAAATACTTAGCCATTATACTATTATTCATTTCATGCTCAACAACCCGTGACGTTAAGCTAAATAAAAGCTCGTTTGAATCAGGAACTATAACAACTAACAACGATGTTATTTTAAAGCAAGAAACTATCTTAAATGATATATTTACTATCAAACCGTTTGATAATAATAAACCAATGTTTCTAAACGGTAAAGAATATAAAAATATTGTAATTACAAAAGATAAAACTAAGCATAACATACTCACAAAAACGATTTATAATAGGCAAACAATCACTAAAACAATTGAGATAACTAAGACTAAGGAAACAAAAAAAACAGACTATACAAGCCTGTTTTTTATATTGTGTTTATTTGTGTTTTTATGGTTTTATTTGCCAAAGGTTAGTAACAATTATTAATATTTAAAAACCTTGCGTCTTAAGAAATTCACGTAAAGCATCAACAACTTCTTTATCATTTTATGCAAGTTTACCTTTTACAAAAATGTCTCCATTTTGACAAAGTTTTAAAATTTCTTTATGGTCTTTGTCTACTTGTTGAAAAAAAAATGTGTTTTGTTCTTCTATAAACATTCGTTTTTAATTTTAAAGTTTAGTAATTTTATTTAGCTTCAGGTTCATCCACTTCTCCAAGCCCGAAAACGTTATAGGCAAGATTACGTTAGTTTCTAATAAGATAATTTTTTAAGAAATCAGATAATAAATCTTCATTGCTTTTTACTTCGCCTGTTCTTACATTTCTTGAAGTTCCATCGTTTAGCGTTATCCATTGATTTGAAGAAACATCATAAAAATCAATTGCCATTTTTTTACTCGCAGAAAGTAGCTGATTAAATGTGCTGTCTTCGCTATTGGTTTGTTCTGTAATTATAACCCCAATTTTATCGGAATACCTTTGTAAGTCTACACTCATTTTTATTTAGTTTTTATAATTAATATTTATTTTAAAATTGCCGTCCTGCCTATAACAGCGGTTACCACCCACCGCCAAATTTACGATTGTACTTATGTGGCAGTGGTAGCTGCATGCGTTATAAGCAATAAAAATTACTTGCATTTCTGCTCCAATAATTCTATTCTGTGCTTATAGTCTTTATCTATTTTACCAATCATCCAAGCAAATGCAGTACACCACATAATTGTAGTTAATGCAAATACTAAAAGTGCATATTCAATTGATTTTTTGTCTTTCATATCCGTAATTTTTACAGCTTATAACAGCGTATATACAAGATACACCTACAAGCATTTGTTTTCATTTTCTACTTTATTTTTACATTTATTACAAATCCATCTTTCACAATAGTATAACTATTGACATTCAATTCTTTTGCGAGTTCGATACTCTTTTCGAGCGTGTTAATTACTTTTTTCATAATTGTAATACATTTATAGCTGTTAGCAGATAGTTAGCAGATATACTCGAATAGTTTTTCAGTAGAACATTTGTTCCCACCAATCTGACCATTTGCTGATAATGAAGATTTGGCTTCTTTTTGCCAAATACATCTAAAATCACTCGGAGCATTGTATTCTGAAACAAAAACTGAATGTCCTTCAGTAGATAATTTTCGTGCATAGTCCCAAAATTCTGAATGATTAAATCCTTTTGAAGTTGAATATTGCTTTGTATTTTCATAAGGAATATCACAATAAACAATGCTGTTTTCAGGAATTGATACTTCTTTATAATGCAAATCATAAAAATCGATTCCGTTTAATTTCGGTATTTGCTTTTCAATATTACTAATCGCTTCTTTAATATAGTCCCTAACCGTTCCAATTTTCGTGTTTGATTTTCCAGAATATCCACCATCAAAAAATCTTCCGTTAGCTGAACCCATCCATCCTATCCAGCCAATCAAAAAATTATCAAATTCAATGTTTATACCATTATTATATTCGGTTCTTGCTTTGTCATAAAGTTCTTTTGAAATTTCAAACGGTCTGTGATTTCCGTTTTGCAATCCTTTAAACATTTCAATAAGATGTTTATTTTTATCGTTGGCAATTCGGTTTCCATCAACTAATGAAACCACGTTTGCGCCTCCAGTAAATAAATCAACAAAATATTGATTTGGCAATCTGTTTTCTAATATTATTGGCAAAATATCCTTAGTAAATCTTGCCTTGCTTCCCATATATTTCATTCACGTTTTCTTTTTAAAATCCGTACATCCGCTAACGTTTGCTATACAAGATTTGGGCATTTGGTTAAATTTTAAGTTCCGTCTGTATCTGTTATTATTTGGCTTAATAGAGGATTTAGGCTTATTTAATCCCAAACCTCGTATAGCAAAAAACCGTTATAATAAATAGCTACATTCGTATTTTTGAACGAACTTTTAGCATTTCTTTCGCTTGTTTATACGATTGTTCAGCTATTCTGTTTGGTGTTCCGTCAATTTGTTCATAACTTTGGTATATTCTACCTTTTTCATTAGCTATTAAACTGTTCATAGCTGAAATAGCACATTTATCTAAAAATTCAAATTGTTCTGCTTGTTCAAAAGTTATTTTTTTCATAATTACACTTTCTTTAAATTACCCACTACGTTATATCCTATTTTATTTTCAACAAATATACAACATATAAGTATATAATTCACAAACTAAGCTAATTTAGAATTGTTATAAATATCATCATAATGTTGTATTATTCAAATTTAGTTGTATATTTGTCAAACAATTTAAAACAAAGAAACCATGAGCAACACAGAAAAATTTTACCAATGGATGAAAAGAATAAATAACATTTACTTAAATGATAATGACCGTATGACACGTGCATTTCATAAAGTAGCTAATAATTAAGAATTATGAAACTAAACACACACACATTTGAATTAAACGGTATAAGTTTAACGACTTATTATACAGTAAGTGGTAAGTATTATCCAGCGACACAATACGACCCAGAGGAATTTCCTGATGTTGAAATACATAAAATAACATTAGAAGATAATCCAATCGACATTCAAGAGTTATTACACAGTTACGAGGAAGAAATCTATAAAATATTAAACGATGAGCAAAGATTATAAAGTTGATACATTTGGGGTAGGTTGCTATATTATAGTAACGAATTACCCAGCTATAAATGAAATAGCAAATGCAAGATTTAGCGATAAAGAATTAATGAAAAAACAAGAGTTCGCAATCGGATATTGGAAACCTAAAATTAAATAAAAATTATGATACAATTAAAAAAAGCAACAAGAAAACAAGTAAAATTAAGGTTGGGTTTATCAGCAGTTAGCGGAGGTGGTAAAACAATGAGCGCATTATTAATGGCTTATGGAATGACAAATGACTGGTCAAAAATAGCTATTATAGACAGTGAAAACGGAAGTGCAAGCCTTTATAGTCATTTAGGAGAATTTAACGTTATAGATTTAGAAGCTCCTTATAGCCCAGAAAGATACATAGAGGCAATAAAAACTTGTGAAAACGCTGGTATGGAAGTAATTATTACAGACTCAATTACCCATGAATGGGAGGGAGAGGGGGGTTGTTTAGATATACATTCTAAAATGACAGGAAATGGATATACTAATTGGTCAATAATAACACCAAGACATCAGCGTTTTATCAATACCATGCTTTCTAGTAAGTGTCATATTATTTCTTGTGTGAGAAGAAAGCAAGATTATGAAATGCAATTGAATGAAAAAGGAAAACAAGCACCTGTTAAAGTAGGTTTAAAAGAAATTACTAGAGAAGGTTTTGAATATGAATTAACTATTAATTTTACTTTAGAAGTAAACCACCAAGCAACCGCATCAAAAGATCGCACAGGATTATTTATGGATAAACCGCCTTTTATAATAAATGAAGAAACTGGTAAGCAGTTAATAGAATGGTGTAATAATGGGGAAGTAATAAAAACACCTACCGAAGAAATAAAAGAAGCTGACAGCATTGAATCCTTAGTTAGGATATGGACTAAATACAAATCATTGCAAACTAATTTAGAATTTGTAAAAGTAAAAGATAAAAGAAAAGAAGAATTAATAAGTAAAAATAAATAATTATGCAAAGTAACAGAGAAGTATTTTTAAGAATGAGCGAAGAACATTACATGTCAATTCCGACTGTGGTTAGAGAAAGCCTTTTACGCTCTAAAAGAGTAGATGAAGAAAAAAGTGATTGGGCAGAAAACATGAAAGATGAACAATATTCAATACTTTACGGAGCTGTAAAAATTGGTAAAAAACAATTAGCAGAAAGAGAATATCAACTAAGAGAAGAAAGACGAAATAATAAATAACAATTAAAAACAGAAATTATGTCATTAGAAATTACAGGAATTATTGAAAAGGTGTTACCGCTAGAATCTGGAGTTACAAAAGCAGGAACTGATTGGCAAAAGCAAAACTTTATCGTTACTAATAACGACGGTTACGATGGTAAAAAACAAATATTTTGCTTTGAGATATTTGGAGAGGAAAAAGTACAAAACTTTAATAAGTTCAATAAAGTTGGAGATAGCGTAAAAGTTGATTTTAATATATCAACAAACGAATGGAAAGATAAATACTTTACATCATTACAAGCGTGGAAAGTGTTTAAGACAGACGGAACAACTCCAGTTAAAAAATATATTCAAGAGCCTGATTTAAGAGCTACGCAAGAAGTTGACGATAACTTACCATTCTAATTTATTCACCCACTTATTAACCCACTTTAAACGGTGGGTTTTTATTTAGAATTAATATAAATTATATCATTATGTTATAGCAATTGATATAAAGACTATCTTTGAGAAAATTAAATAAATAAAAATTATGACACCAAAAGAAAAGGCAAGGGATTTAGTAGATAAATTTAGCCCAATATTACTTTTTTACTCAACTATGTATAACGTAAATAAATCTAAACAATGCGCATTAATAACGGTTAATGAGATACTTAAACTATATTATATATTAACAGATGAACATAAATATTGGCAAGAAGTTAAACAAGAAATAAATAAATTATGAAAGCAAATGAATTAAGAATAGGGAATTATGTAAATGCAGATGGTAATCATAAAAAAGTTTACAATTTATATTCTAACGGATGGGATTTTTTACATGATGATATTGATTGTCGTTTTGTAGAATATCAAAATACTAAACCAATTCCACTAACCGAAGATTGGTTGTTGAAGTTTGGTTTTGAGAAAAAAGGTTCGTTTTATAGAATTAAGAATAGTCGATTTGTAGAAGTAATTATGCACGATGAAGGAATAGACGTAACCAATTATTCCGTTTTATTACCACATATAAAATCAGTACACCAACTACAAAACCTATATTTTGCATTAACTAATGAAGAACTAACAATAAAACAACAATGAATCAAAACCAAACAATACTTAAAGAACTGATTAAAATATCAGGACTTACGCAAAAAAAATACGCTGAATTTCACAATATATCAGCTCAGAAACTATCTAATTGGGTTACTGGTTATAGAAATATACAGTTCTGTACATTAGAATTATTAGCATTTGAAGATGGCTACAATATTAAAGTTAATTATAAAATAGAAAAATTATGAAATTAAGAGAGAAAATTAAATTATGCGTAGATAATGACCAATTAGAAAAAATAGCTGATGATTTTGCTATGGGGTTTGCTAAGTGGTATTTAAAAGTGTCTGAAAAATATGATTCGCATTTAAAATTACAAAATGAAAGTAAAGAACTATTAGAAATCTATAAAAAAGAAAAAGGATTATGATAACATGCTCAATAGTTGAATCAGTTAGACAACAATTATTAGACCGTTCTAACGCAGGATTATTAAAATACGGTGTTACATTAGATAGAGATGATTTAAGTTTATTAGATTGGTTAGAACACGCTAAACAGGAACAAATGGATAGCGTTTTATATTTAGAAAAAATAATACAAGAACTTAGAAAAAATGGAAACTGATTTTACAAAAGTAATACAGTCCTATAATAGAATTATAAACTGCTACAAAAAAGGAAGTTTAAAGTATAGAGAGTATTGCAAGCTTAAATATGAATTTATTAAAAATTATTAAAATTATGAAAAATAAAGAAACAATTGAAAAATTTAAAGATTTAGAATATTGGAAAAAAAATGCAGAAGAAGATTTTGCCAAAGCTCCAATTAGTGTATTGAGATATGTTTCAGAGCTTGAAATATATCAAACCGAAAGAAGTTATAGCGAGGAAGAAGTGTTGGAAATTTTTAAACAATACAATGATGAAAAGTTTAGAAAAGGAAATTGGGCAATAGGTAACTTTCTTAAATGGTTTGGTCAATTTAAAAAACCAAACACTTGGTACAACGAGGAACAAACTAACAAAAGAATGAATGTTATTGGTCAAAATGGAAACGATGGAACTCATTATGAAAATAAATAAATTATGAAAAAATACGATTATTTAAATCCCGAAATTATCGAGAAAATTAAGGAAAATAAAAATAATACCCAAATCGCAAATGAATTATTGCCAGATGGAAATTATAAAGATTTAGATTGTTTACGTAAACAGGTGGCTTATGTTAAAAAAAATAGTGATTCTTTAATATTAGATACTCCTATTTTTAATAATAAAAAAACAAATAAAAGCCAAGCGTTAGAAGTTTATCAAAATGGAAATATAGATAATATTTTAATAATTGGGGATTTACACGCACCATTTACAAAGTATGGTTATTTGAAATTTTGTAGAGAGCAACAAGAGATACACGATTGCGGTACTGTTATTTTTATAGGAGATGTTATAGATAATCATTATTCAAGTTATCATGAATCAGACCCTGACGGTTACGGAGCCGTAGAAGAATTAGATAGGGCAATATACATGATTTCAGATTGGTATCATACATTCCCAAAAGCGACTGTTATAATTGGTAATCATGATAGATTAGTTTATAGAAAGGCTTATAGTTCGGGTGTTTCTAAGAAGTGGATACGTGAATATAAAGAGGTTTTAAATACTTCTGGTTGGGATTTTGTAGAAAACATAGAAATATACGAAATTAATTTCAATCATGGTGAGGGCGGTACTGCAAGAAACAGAATTAAAAGTGAATTACAAAGTCAAGTTCAAGGACATTTGCATACACAATTGTACAATGATTTTTTAGTAGGAGCAAATTTTATAGTATTTGGAATGCAGGTTGGTTGCGGTATTGACATTAAGAGTTACGCAATGGCTTACGGGAAACACTATAAAAAACCTGCAATTGGGTGCGGTGTAGTTTTAAACAAAGGAACTTTGCCTATTGCAATTCCTATGAAAATGTAACAAACAAAAAACTATTAACAATTATATATTTTAAATCATGAAAAATTTTTTTATTACATTACTAATTATATTATTTTGCTTAGCATTTATAATGTTTAGTTTAGGTGGATTTATGTTTATTTATGAAGATGCTGGATTTAGTTTTGCATATAAATGTTTATTTAAATGGGGACTGTTTATTATTATGTATGCAATTGCATTATTTATTCTGTTTGCTTTTATTAGAGATTGTATAGATTTAAATTCATAACAAATAATATACAAAAACGTTACAAAACGTCAAGTTTTTAGCAATATTAACTTGACATTTAAAAATAATGTTCACAAAAAGTAAATGTTCACGAAAACGTGAACGCATAAAATAATAATTATGGCAGATATAACAAAATGTAAAGGTGGTAACTGTAATATTAAAGAATCATGTTACAGATTTACTGCAAAAGATAGTGAATATAGACAAGCGTATTTTTCCGAATTACCTATAAATAAAGATGGTTCGTGTGATATGTATTGGGGCAAAAATCAAGAAAATATTTTAAATCAATTAAAAAATATAACCAATGAAAAAACAAAGTAACCTAACACGAATTAAACGAATTTTAGAATTTTACCGCAAACGTGGTTGTAATTCTGAAAGAGCAAATGAAGTTTATCGAAAAATTATAAAAGAAAGATTATGATAAATAAAATACATAATGAAGATTGTATAAAAACAATGTTAAAAATAGAACAAAAGTCAGTAAATGCAATTATTACAAGTCCTCCCTATAATACAAGTAGAAAAGGCAGTAGTTTAAATAATGCTTCTGCAAATATTAGATATGATGATTTTAATGATTGTAAAAGTGATAATGAGTATATAGACTGGACTATTAATATTTTTAATCATTATGATTTAATTTTAAAAAAAAATGGAGTAATACTTTATAATATTTCTTATAGTTCTGAAAACACTTATTTAATGTGGTTGGTAATATCTAAAATTATAACTGATACAAATTTTATAATTGCTGATTGTATAGTATGGAAAAAACCAACTACAAGCCCAAACAGTTGCAGTTCAAATAAATTAACGAGAATTTGCGAATATGTTTTTGTAATTTGTAGAAAAGACGAAATAAATACTTTTCAATGTAATAAAGAAGTTTCTTCGGAAAGAAAAACAGGCCAACTTGCTTATAAAAATTATTTTAATTTTATTGAAGCTAAAAATAATGACGGTTCAAACGAAATTCATAAGGCTACTTTCAGTAGTGAATTAGTTAGAAAATTATTAAGACTATATGTCAAAAAAAAAGAATTAGTATATGATAATTTTATGGGTACAGGAACAACAGCAGTTGCTTGTATTTTAGAAGATATAAATTATATAGGTTCTGAAATAAGCAAAAATTATTGTGAAATAGCAAATAAAAGAATACAAGTATTAACTAATCAACAAACATTATTTTAATGAAAAGAAAAGAAATATTATTTTGTAATATTACAGTTTTAGATGGGAAAAAAGAAATTAAAATAGAAAAAGTTGTTTTACTTGAAGATGAAATTTTCTATAAAAACAAAAAATTTAAAGAACCATTAAAAATAATAAAAAAAGAAATAATTAAAAGTTTAGGATTTGAAAATTTAAGTACAGGTTTTGTATCTTCTATAAAATCAGAAGAAAAAAGAAATATAATAACTGGCGCTTACGACTAAAAGAATTACAAAAAAAAATCGATTATTTTAATTGGGGTATTAAATAAAATGTTATATTTGTGACTGTAAACCATCACTTACATTAAGACATTTTAGACAAATAGTCTAATCAAGAACCCCTTAAACTTTGTGATGGAAGTTTGAGGGGTTTCTTATTTATAAAAAATTATGGAAAAGCATTATTTAAAAAAATTATCAGAAACTGGTTATTCAGTTATTCCATGTGGTGAAAATAAAGCACCGATAGGGGCGTGGAAAAAACATCAAGAAATAGCACGAACAACGGAAGAAATAGACTTATTAAATAGTCCTAAGTTTGGGTTAGTTACAGGATATAATAACCTTGAAGTTATAGATATTGATTGTAAAACTTTATCTACTCTTAAAGAACAAAAAGATTTTTGGGATGAGTATTTAGGTTTTTTAACGGATAATATTGATGATTTTTCTATTATTCCTAATGCGGTTTGAAATATTGTTTTACCTGCTTCATAATCTACTAAATTACGAGCCATTTTAGTAGTGCTTTGTTCGCCTTTGTATTTTCTAAAATCGTAATTATGAAATTTAGATAGTGTTCCAATTTCATCAACCATATTGGTTAAAGTGCCATCTAATTTTCTTTCTTTCAAATCATTTGGTAAATTGAAATTAGTCCAGTATAAATGCCTACCTCTTTTTTTTGCGGGTATTAATGGCTCGTAATAAGGAGTTACATTTTCTACTACATATTTACCTTCAAAGAAATTATCTAAAAAAATAACCTCCTCATACAATTTCATATCGGGATAAATGAATTTAAAAGTTTCTCTATTTTTTTGGCTTATTCTTACTTTGCTATGACTTGGGCAAGGCGGTGAACTCCATATAAAATCAAACTCCTTAAAGTGGTCTAATAAATAATGGTGTGCATCAGCAACAACTACTGTATCATTTGGAAATCTTTCTTGATATAATCTTGCTGCTTCTGGGTCTAACTCTACTGCTGTAACTTCAATATTTGCAACTTCATCCCATTTATAACGATTTCCACCCAAACAGGCATATAAATTTAATACTTTCATAATCTTTCTTTTATAATTTTTCTATAAACTTCATTTGCTCTTTCAGAATTACAACCACGTTTGCGGTAAAATTCTAAAATACGTTTAATTCTGGTTAGGTTACTTTGTTTTGCCATTTACAATATCGTTAAAAAAATTAATAAAATTATCTGATTGTTTTTTAGTTTCTTCCATAAATACTATTTTATTTTTAATTAAATTCATAGCGTGCATTCTGTCGGTCGCTAAAACAGTACTTTTGTACTTTTTTCCATTAAACGTGTAATATAGTGTGAAATTTTCCATGATTTAAAATATATAGTTGTTAATAGTTTTTTGTTTATCAAAATAATTCATTATAGTAAATGAACTCTTTGTATTTTTAAAATTAGTCTTTACCCAATCAGACGGAGGACTTAAGGCTCCAAAGTTTTGATATTCAAATGCAGTGGAAGAAGTTGAGTCAAAAAGTAACTGGTGGCTATCGCCTTTTCCAAATTCAATATCGTAATTGTGAAGTTTATATTCGTCAATATAATTCTTAATCTTTTCTATTTGAATAGGGTCTAATTTAGGCTTAAATCCAAACTTTAAACTCTTGTCGTCTTTTCCATGAGTAAGAATAAAGCATCTATTTTCAATAATATAATGGTCAATAAATTTCCTTTGATTTATCACTTCAATATTATCAGGATACTTTAATTCTATGTAAGTTTTAAATGCGCTGTTTACAATATATCCGAAAGAACCTGCGTGATTATCGTTACAAATATTTACTATTTTAATTTTAGAGTAGCTTTTAAATAAAGCGTCAATCATTTGAATTTTAAACCGTAACCCAACATCAAATGCTTTTTGATTATCCATGTTTTGTGGCAAGGCATGACCTCCACGAGTTGTAAAACCATCCCATCCATCCATAAAATCACCCAAATCATTTAAAAATAAAGTATCTGATT